GTGACTGGACATCCATTGAACATGTATATACATGTCCATTCTTCATCACTCTATACTCCCTTTGCAAACCACTGGACAAAGTCCGGCGCAAACACACCAACGTTGAAAATATCCTTCTCTTGTCTTTCGACCGAGCCAAGACACTGTATTTCTACAATCTATCAACGGGTTAACCTACCACGGTTAATCAATTAAGGTGTGCCCACTAACTAATAGTTAGGGCGAGTTAATTTAGAAGAATCTTCGTATAGGCGGAACCATTATTAACAACAACAACTCAATTTTACTTGAGACCCGATACCATTTCTGGCTCAAAAGGGTTGTTGAACAACTGCGTTTCATTCCGCGAACGCTAAGACTGAATATTTCATGAGAGATTGGAAAACATCCAAATGCGAGTGGGGTCCCAGTATCAGGGATCCTTTAATCTACCGTTCTCGGCTATACCACAAGCGTCAGGCCTTAGGCCGTCTCACTATCCATTATTATATCGGGTGAATATCTATTTCCCGTGACATCACGTCCCTTTCAGTCAGGACACTAGTCAGTTACACACATGTGTACTTTATATATCTCTATAGAATTACGCAAGCGTAATTATCCACGATGTTTTGAGAGACCATCTCTTCTTCAGAGACTGGTTTTATATCAGATGGAACACCTGAGCCTTCAAACGGAATCACTTCCTCGGCTATTTGCATACAGGTCCTCCACAGGAGAGCATTTCTCCTAAGACACTCGTTCAGTGTCTTCTCATCTCGTCGCACCGCATCTTCACCTTTCTTTTGATACAGAAAGTCCTCTTCTTGAGAAAAAAGAGTCTCTATGGTAGCATATTTGTATATCTTGGAATAAACATCTTCCATTAACTTCGGACCAGCGGACCCCGGAGAGTCAACCAGTAGGAAATCAACTTGGACTAAATCCAGGTCAAGATTCGCCATGACAGCATTATGCATTTTCCATTCCCCACTTCTAGTTATGTTGATCGGTTGCTTCTTCGCAATCCAATATTTCTTGATCAACGACACACATAGTCGTTCGCGCCTTCGCACTAAACTCTTATGGTGTTTTGGTGGTGGATATAAACCATAACCCCCGGCCCATGTGGCCACGAACCAGGGGATCCCCTTACCGACTCTACAGTCTAGTTTGGGTCTATGAAGATTGATAAACTTCTTACTAACTCTATCCCATAAATCAATGGGGCATGTTGCTTGAAGCATACAATGCAGAGTACCTAGGTGGTCGACACCAACACTCTCGTTCTCACCTCCGGACCTTTTTAGTCCATATAAGAGGCCGAGATTTATATATTTCCTTTCCACCCACCGGAATTTTCTCTGGACGATGTCCATCCCCGTGCGTGAACCACTTGACGTGGCCCAAGGATCACTAACTGTGATCACTCTTGGTTGGTAATCATATAAAACCGAATTGATAACAGCAAACTTCTTCGAATAGTAAGTTTTGCCTACAGATGACTCAAGCCCGCCAAATGCGGTAATCTCCTCCCAAATTTTAGGAAGCAGATATTCATCACCTTTAAGGACACAATCGTCCCCATTCACACGTAACGGAATTTTTGATCCCTTTCCCTTTATCAAGGAATAGGTCTTTCCATTCCCCTCTTC